ACTTGTCGTTGGTCGTGTCGATCGTGGCCAGCGAGGTGGTATGGTTGCCGGAAGTCAGGTTGCCAATCGCATTGCCGTACAGAATGCGGTCAGTGTTCGCTGCCTGCCAAGTGTCCATGTTGGCACCAGACGCAGCCGTTGAACCGTTGGCACCAAAGCTGCCACCGTAGTTGTAGTACGTGCCGCTTGCTTCCAGTCCACCCAATGCTTGGATGATTTGGTCGCGCTTCAGTTCCATCGCCCAGTTCATCAAAGCCGGACGGGCTTCAACGAACAGGTCAAATTCGGACTTTTCGCGCTCCTCGTTATCCACCAGTACACCGTTGCGGTAGTAGGTAGGATCAAGCGTGTAAGCGTAGTTGTTCAGAGCTTCTTCCGAACCGGAAAGAGTCTGGGAGCCAGTGACACCAGCGCCGCGCAGTTTTGCAACCAGCGGAATGCTGACCTTTTTCAAGTCCTGCTTTACATGAATAATGCTGTTTTCGGTCTTGCCGATATACGGCCCGAACCGACCACCACGCACATACTCACGGTTTACCTTGTCAAGAAAATGCGTGACCTTATTGGCCGACGCGATTGTCGAGTTACTCATCTCAATTGCCTCATTTTAGGCCGGGTCAATCGAAGAGCTCGTCCACCGTTTCGATGGGTTTGATAGCTTCCGCTTTGACCGCAGACACTGTTGCTAATGACGGCGCTCGTTCTTGCTTCACAACCGTAGGCTTTCCCATTTCTTGCAGTAGCTCCTGCCTGATCTTCGCTTTGTAAGCCTCTGGATCAGATAAGACTTCATCCACTTGCAGCTGTTTTGCAGCCGTGTCGTAGGCGAACTTTGCCGGGTTGGAGCTCTGGTTCATTTGCTGGATCAGGTACGGATTCTGCTGTGCCATCTCCACAAACTTCGCTTCTTTCTCCTCGTAGTCAGCCTTTGACGACATAACCATTTCACGAGAGAGATTGATGCGAGTCACCCGCTCAACCTGCGCAATCCGCTGATTTACATCATCAACGAACCGATCAGGGTCAGCGAACAAATCAACCTTTTCTTCCTTCGGCTTCTGGTACTCCTGCAATTGCTGTTCTAATGCCTGCCGTTTGCGTCGCTCATCAACCAACGCCGCTACCGGTACAGTCTTTGGGTCATCCCTCAGACTGTCATCAGCCTTCGGTGTTTCTGCCGCTGCTGGCGGTGCAGCGTCTATCTCGCCCTTGGGTTCCGGCTCACTGGCCCCACCCGTTTCAAAAACATCGTCTAGCTTTCCATCTCCTAACCCTGCTTCTTCACCTGCCATAACTCACCTCAACGCCCGATAACCCGGCGGCGGCTTTCCTTCACGGAACCTTACACATTCACCTGCGGGGTCGGATCAGGACGGGCCGCAAGGTTCAAATTCTCTATTTGCTTGGTAATCGCTTCCATCCGCTTTGTGTCGGTGGTTGCGCCAGTCTCGGCAATCTTCGCCGCGTTCAATTGGTTCTGGATCTGCTTTCCTTCGATGTTCACTTGACGTTCTACAGCGTCCACCTGCGCGACTTGCGCCTGTGCCTGCTGTGCCGCTTGCTGGCCCTCCTTGATCTCCTTGATAAGCTCGTCCTTGCCTCTGAGTTCGGACAGTTCAAGTACAGCAGTCAGCGGAATCTCCGGCCTTGCCTGAGCCAATTCCAACAACATGCGGAACTGCTCCTGCTGCACGTTGATCGAGTTCTGGCCAAGGTCAAGCATGATGTCCATGTCCAATTCTGGAATGGCGTTTTTCGTCTCTACCACTGACTGCAATCGAGGGTCTTGCGCCTGCATCATCTGAGTGAAGATCACCGCCACTTGTTGACGCTGCACAGAAGGCAACGACTCATCGTTAATCATGTCCTGCATCTGTTGCGATAGCGTAATAGGCACGTTGATGCCTATATACCGCAGCTTGTCAAAGTTATCAGTAACCCTTATCCACTTCTCCTGCGTCCAGTACTGCTTCATCCGATACCAGCACTGGCGGTAAACGCGCTTCTCCCATGACGTGATGGACAGGAACAGCGGGTTGGTTTCCAACATGCCGGCAGACTGCAAGTTGCTAACAGCCACGCCTGACAGATTGCCCTGCCTCTCCCCACTCATCTGTGCATTGAATGACACCGAATCAAGCGAAGCCTTGGCATCAAGGTAAAGCTGGAACTGCGCTGTCCCCATGTCGCCAGTTGGAATTATCCCGAAGTCATCGCCCCACTTCTGACCCTCGAACTCAACATGCCCATCAGGTGAGGCAAGCTCGCGCTTAAGGTTGGCAATGTCCTGCTTTGCGCCCCTACGGGAAAAGGTCTGCCGCGCACTCAGCAAATGCAGGAACTTGGATCGGCGCTTGTTGATCTCGTCTTGCTGGTCGATAAAGTAACGAACTTCGCCGAAGCGGTTATTCTCCCGATCAATGTAAGCGCCGACCAACTCAATCGGATTACACGGTTCACCATCATCGTCCAAGTATGGCGACAATGCCGGCTCAACAAGGTAGGAATTCCCGCAGAACGTGGCACAGTGCCATTTACCATCCTGCAAGTAATACTCCTGAGCGATCATCACGCGCTTGCGGTCAGCCGATACCATCCCGAAGGTGGGGCGATCCTCGAACGTGTCGCCAACCTCTGACACATTCACCGACTCATCAATCTCCGCTTCTTTTTTGTTGAAAGTCTGCTTTGCGGTCTCAACGTCTTGCCACAACACAATGCCCATGTAGCGCGCATCGCTGAAATCCGCCTTGCGTGAGTACGGGTCGAAGTAAATCCGATCCCAAGGAATCAGGTTCGGGGTAATGTCAACGCCTCGCTTTGTCTCTTTGATCTCGACAATGACGCCGCCATAGCCTTCAACGACCAGATTCTCGAATACATCCAGCTTGGTATTTGCAAAGTCGGAAGAATCGGACACATACCGCAAGCCATCGGTGACGACTTCAGATGCCTTTTCATCTGCCTTGTTTCGAGCATATGCCTTCGGATCGGCTGCACGCTGGATATACAAGCCCTTCAAGCCTTCAACCTTCGGCTTCAACCGGTTGTCGATGATCGGAGCTTGCTTGCGCGCATTCAGCCTCGACAGTTCAGCAGCAGACCATTGCTTATTGTCCCGATAGTCCCGGTCGCGCTCTGATAGTTCCCGAGCCTCGATAGTGTTGTCGAGAAACTCGCGCAGATGATCCTGCAATACCTTAACGTCAGTCTTCATGCCGTTTTCCAGTCGTGATCGTCGTCATCGTCTTGCATTCCGTAGGAGTCATTGCTTGCCCGCATCTCGCTTGGGATGCCGATTGAATAGGGTCTACCCATGCAGGCATAGCGCCAGTCATCAGCAGCGTGATCCTCCATGTCAGAATTCAGATCCTCCGGCCTGCCGTTATCGTGCTGCAACATCGGGATGGTGCGGATCGAGTCAACACACGTGGAAAAGCAGTAGATCATCGGGCGCTTGCCCATCGGATCGCCGAAGTCCTCACCTTTCAATCTCGACCTGACTTGATCCCAGCCGCCCATCGCGCCGTTACCCGGCACGCGCTTGTTATCAGCAGGATAGAACAAAGGCCCGCCAGCATCCCGCATACGCTCTGCAAGCGAAGGCCCGCCATTGTGGGCAAAGCAGGCAGGGTCTAACACTGCCTTGTCGCATTCGATACCACGATCACGTAAGCCCTTGCCTACTTCCTCAGCAGTCAGCTTCAAACCTACATTCGGGCGGGTCATGCCTGCATCATCTTTCGCCACTCCGTACCATTCACGGTGCCGAACCATCGCGCCCCTCGGTATCCATTCACGGCCAGTCCAATGATCCTCGCCAGCGACAGCCCACCAACCAAAGGAAAACGGTTTGGCCGAACCCCAATCCCCCGAGATCATGCGGAACCAATGATCTGGAATAGTGAACGGCTGGATAACGTGGAAATGCGACCACTCCGCAAAGTAAGCGCCCTCGACTATGTTCCAGTCTCCCGACTCCATAGCATCGACAAGCGCCTTTGACCCAAGTCCACGAAGCCTTGACCTGTAGCCGGGGTCATCCTTGGCCATGCTCGGGTTATCGTCGAGCTTGGCGGGGATGAACTGTCTCAGCATCCCGCCTTCAGAGTCCGGCATGTGGCGAATAGCTAAAGGCTCGACTCCATCAATGAAAGCAGCCTTGACCCAAGCGTGCCCCACGTTGCCAGGATTCGAGCCGTTGATGATCCTGGGAAAGCGGCCCTTGTAGTGTGGTGGAAGCTCAGGCAGACCAACAGCGCGAACACGACCACGAAGGAACCGGTAGATCGTATCGGTGAACGTCACAAGCTCATCAATCAGCAGCACGTGGATTTCCGCGCCAAGGTATTTGAAACGGTCTTTTTCATCCTTGCAGTGGCACAGGTAAATCTTGCTACCGTTCCAGAAGCGAATCTCATCCTCGACGATCTTCACCCATCCAAGCTGCGACCAGCCAGCCAATGTCGAGCGCAATCCCTTCGGCCCTTCAATGTGGTTTTTCACAAGGTCTTCACTGATCCGGCGGAAAAGGTAGACCTGAAGTCCGGGGATTTCAGAGCACCACAGCACAGCAGCAGACCGCATCAAGTGCGACTTGCCGCCACCTGCAGCGCCACCGTACAAAATCTCAGTTGCCGGCGACAGCAAAGCCTCTCCCTGCTTTGAATGCAGGGATAAGTCCATCTTTGCCAGATCAACAGCCTGATTCACTGCTATTTGCACTCTGTTTGCATGGTTGAAAGTATAAACCCGCGATTTTCGACACCAAGCGCGGAAACTTGCACATTATTTGCCGATTGTGACCGTTACAACCGGGACAAGTGGCGCACCTTCCGCCCCTGTAAGCTCTTGCGTGATCTTGTCGCCGTACACCTTCGGCCGGTACTTGCTGGCCAGCCACTTGCGAGCATCAACACGGATACGCTTGTCAGCAGGATCAAGCTCGGAATTGTCCGTGATTTCAATGAGTTCCTCAGCTATAAACTCGGCCTGATCTTCCCGTGCGCGCGCGTAGTTGTTGGCAAACTCTGGATATTTCCTCAGCCATTCGTAAACGGTACTGACTTCTGGCAGTTCGTCGTTGTTGTCGCACATGCGAACAAGCGAGACTCTGCGGGCAATGCCTGCGCATATCTTGTCAGCAATGGCTTGCGTGTACATTGATGGTCTGCCGCCAGGCATTAACAGTAATCCGGTGTATTGATTGAGATTGAAGGGTCTTTTGCTGCAATGCGGAAGAATTGCTTTTTAGTTCGCGTCCCGTCTGTAACAGATACGGAAATCAGGGAAGTGCCGCTGTTCGTTGTGGTGATTCTCGCCGTTGCGACTGATCCGCTTAGTGATGTGCCGTCGATTGCGGCATCTCCTGCGCTAACTGCCCATGTGGCAGTAGTCAGAGCAGCGTTATCTTCCGCCCATGCTCTGAAATCCACGCTGATTTGCTGGTCGTCGCCCACCATTGCAGGAATGTCGATAACATCCTGCCGGCTTTGACTTGTGATATAGAACGTGCGCGCCATAGGTTTTACTGGTAGTGAGCACTAACCCGCATTTTATATTAGCTGTGTCACTGTGCAAGCAATAAATAATCTCTTAAATCGGTTTACTTATTTAAAAGACTGTCCTATATTACGCCCATGCCGCCCACAACGGGAGGCGCTACGGGAGAGACAAGATGAACGCAACCAGCCTGCTTAACCTGATCGCCGCCGAACTGAACACCACAGACAAGAACCTCTGCATTACTGTCGCACTGGCCGGCCTGATCCAGAACGGCGCAACCGCTGCCGATGCAATCGAAACGCTTTTCGGTGCCGGCTCATTCGCTGCAATG